ACGCTCTCGCGCTCGCCCACGATGCCGCACTGAATCTGACAGAGAGACGCCTTGCTTCTGTCCAGGAGATCCACTGCGGACAAGAACTGTCCGGACAGCGGACCGCCCGAGATCGTCTGCACTAGTAGCCACCTGACCGATGCAGGGAGATCGTTGATAACGCTCTTGAGGGGAGACTTGGCGGGGTGGGCAACGGACACTGAACGCACGCACGTCTTGGCCACGTCGAGCGCGGCGTAACCGGACAGCGCGATCACTGCGCCGGCTGGCGACGTGTCCTCTTCGATCGATCGGAACTTCGCAAGCTCACCATGCCGCTTGCTTTCGGTGTGATCCGGGGGCGGGGAATCGTCCAAAGCCTGTTGCGCCTTCACGCTAGCGGGCGCGCTGAATACGCAAACTTCCTTACCTGCTTTTATGAACGGGACACAGGTGGGCTTGGCTTCTGGCGGGAGCGTAACAGGCTCGCCGAGGTCTGGCAGTTTTGCAATCTCATCGATCGCCGATACCCACTCGCCGGTCTTGATTACTCTCGGCTCGTGTGCGTCGTCATAAAAAACGAGATCCGGGCCATCCTGGCGTCTGACCAGCGGCGCATTTTTATCTGACATGATTTTTCCCGCTTGCCCCTTGGCTAGGGTCTGTAGAGACGTCCTTCTGTCCTGCGTTCTAGCTTTTCGCCGCGCTTGATCGCGTGCTCACCCGAAGATCTCCCCTTGAATCCGCCAAAGGAGATCTCCGGGTGCATTGATAGTCTGCTGCCGATAGACTGGAGACAGTAGGCAACGCACAAGTCGATCAGCTTCTGCTCGAAGCGATCTTCCATGTCCGTGAGCGTGCGCTTCTGCCACCAGAAATACGGGATCGAATCATCGCCAACACCGGGGGCACTGATTAACCGAATGTAAGAACTGCCTGCCTTGTCGACCAGCTCCCAGTTGCCGTTGAATGCCTCATCGTACTTCCGGGATTTGATCGCGTGGATCTCGACAAGAGACGGGTTATCGAAAACCGAAATTCCATCGGCCATCGATCCGTAAGCGCCAAGATTCCAAAGCGACGGGAATTCGTCGTTGAGAAATCCGCTGTTTGATTGGTCGTAAAGCACATCCTCAAGGCCGAGGAAGTCGGAGAGTTCCGCGCCGCCGCCTGTGATCTGATAGTCCTGCTGATCCGCAACCGTGGTAAACGTCGACATCATGAGCCGCGCGTTTATCTCACTCAAGCGCTCAACCGCATCGTCCAGGTAGTTATCAAGAGCATCGTCGGGAAGGAGATCGGTGTCAGCGCCATCACAGCGCAAGCGCACCTTGATCTTGATCGCGGCCTCGGAGGAGATCGCCACTAGTAAGAGCCGCCGGTAGCGCCGTAGTCAATCTCGGGGTTGTCGTATTCCATGATGTCGATCCGAACTGCGGCGGGTGCACGGAATGCCATGGTGGTAAGCGTCTTGTCTGCGCCGCGCTCCTGCCAACCCACGAGCGGCAGATGAAACACCTCGCCCACGGGCAACGCGATCACGCCGGGAGTGTTGTAGGCAGGAATGTCAACGGCTCCATCGCCGAGACGGACGTAGCACGGCCCCGTAACCAGGAGCGCGACGTGCTCAGCCCCGCTGTTGAACGTGTGCCGCTCTACTGCGTTGCGCGCCGTGCGCTCTGCTGTTCTGGCGTGTGGCCACCACGGGACTTTTTGGGTCATGACGATCCCCTAGACCGCGTTCTGTTCTTTCTTGATCTGCTCGCGGTATTTCTTGGAGTACTTGAAATAGAAGTCCTGCACCTTGCGCCGCCGATCGCCGAACAGCTCGAAGTAGCCCTCAACGAAAGCGTCGAAGATCTCGGGCGGCACGCGCTTGAAACGATCGAGGATCTGATCCTCGGTCCAGGGATAGGGCCAGTCCTTTGACTCGGCCTTGTGGTCGGCCAGCACGAAATCGCTGTCGATCGGGTTGCCGATCCATCCGAGGTAACTGAGCGTCTGGCCGGGCAGGATCGTGATGTCGTCGCCCGACTCGCGCCAGATCTTGACCTTCTTGTCATCGATCGTGCGCTCTACCTGCTCGATGTCCGGCAGCTTGTGATCTGCGCAACCGAGATACGCGAACTCGTAGATCTCGCCGCGCTTGAACTTGCCTTGCTTGCCCTGTGCGATTGCGGTGAACGCCGGGTTCGGTCGCTTGACTCCCTGATCGTCCTCGATGAACGCAGGAATATCTCGGGGCGACGCCGAAGTCTCGACGGTCCTCTCCTCATCCTTGTCGGAATTCTTGACACGTTCTGCCATGGGGTTGTCCTCCTAGAAAAGAAACGGTAGGGAAAAGAACGCCGAGGGCCGGGCATTCACAAGCGGGGGCGGTTGCAGGGAATGGCCCGGGATCCTCGGTGTTCGAAGCGCACTAGTTACGCGATCACGACCTTGCCGAACCGGGCGCTGTCCACCATGTGCAGCGCGTAGCGGGTGATCCCGGCCTCGCGGGGCTTGTTCTCGACGGGGTCCATGAAGCGGCCGGTCCACATGAGCGGAACGTACATGGCCATCATGAGACCGATGTTGCTGATTCCACCGACCGGCGAGGTTCCGCCGATGCAGGTGTTTGCCGGCGCGTCGTCATCGTTGAAGATCATCCAGCGGCCCGTGGTGCCGGCGAACTGAGTCGTCTTCACCGCGTCGCCGTCGTACATGTCCGGGTTCGGCGAGAAGTGGAAATCCTCGGCCTTCTGGAGCCGGCGCACCACGTCGGGCGAGCACCACAGCCAACCGAGGTTGCCGTAACGCTTGGCCCGCACGAGACCTTCCATGTCGAGCACGGCGTCGTACAGGGTTTTCAGGTGCGCCTTGGGGCCACCGGAATCCAGGGTGTACGGCGTCGCTGCGGTTGCGGTCCACGAAGTGTTGCCACCGGAGGCGCCGCCGGAGATCATGTTCCGAACCTTCTGCACCGTGGCGCGCGCGATGTAGCTCGCCATGAGGTTCTGAAGCTCGGTCTGGAGACTGATCCCGTGCTGGCTCATCGCGTCCTGCTCGGCGCAGAGATCCCACCGGGCCAGCAGCGCGTAGGCGCTTGCGGTCACGTTCGCACCAGTGATGGTCAGCTCGACCTCGTTGGCCTCGGAGCCACACGTGTAGTCGATGTATGCCGGGTCGACCTGGTTGCGCATCCGCCACGCACCCGTGTAGAACGTGCCGCTGTTGTCGGTGCCGTAGGTGTTCAAATAGAAGATCCGCTCGGTCGGACCCGGCATCGAGAACATGCCGATCATGGCAGCCAGGGGCGCGAGCTTCGGCCACATCTCACGGACGATGCCGAAAGAGAAATCACGGAACACGGCGACGTCGCCTACGTCGGTGCTCTCGAACACGCCCGGGTTCGCGGCTGCGATCTTCTCGGAAAAGATCTTGATGTCCTTCCGATTGGACGGATCGCGGAAAGTGGAATCCATGCGGTCCAGGCAGGACTCGGCGAGGTTCCGCATGCGCTCGGCGTGGGTGGCGCTCAGCCCACCACGCTTCTGCATGTCCTCGTTGAACTTGCCGGGGTTCTTGCCATCGAGAACCGGCTTCCAGCGCTCGCGCCGGATCGGGTCGGGGCCGGAACTCCGCTCCTGCAAACGCAGGGCCTCTCGCTGTTCGGGGGTCGCGTCGCGAGCACGCTCCAGGAGCTTGTCGTAAGCCTTCGCAGTGGCACTCATCGTGTGCCTCCTCTTGTTTTGGATTTGCGGAATCAGAAACCGGGGAACTAGGAACTAGTCGAGCGGCACTGCCTCGATCGCGGCCTTCCCATACAGGGCCTCGAACACGTCGCCGAGACCGTTGCTGCGCGCAGATGCCTGCGCATTCTCGAAGTTGTGCACGTTGGGCACAAAGCTCGGGTAATCCTCTGCGAAGGCCTTGCGAGCTTCCACGATCTCGTCCGTGTCCGCGTCGCCGCCGCCTTCGTTGGCTCCCTTGCCCTTTGCCTTCGGCACGCCTGCGTCCTTGGCGATACCCTCGAACTCGGCGCGCTTGGCGCTGAGGTAGTTCTCGATCATCTTGTCTGCGATCTTCACCTTGTCGGCGTCATCGGCGTCGAAGTCCTCGGCGAGGGTCAGATCC